AATCATAATAACACAGGGGTGGCAAAAATTCAACTGTTAAATCGCTATGCGATATTCAAGCTCTTCCGCATTGTCCACAACCTCGATAGTACCGACATCATCGCAGATCGCCCAACACACATCACCAAATCGACTAATAAACTCATCAACACGAAGAGTACCTGCCTTTTTGGCAAGGATAATAGCGACATCCTGTACTGCAACAAAATTAGCGAGCTCTGACATACGGAGTTTCCTTAGAGGGTTAGCCTACAACTTTGTAGATTTTAGAGTAAACGTCTTGACGAAGATCGACTGCTTTCAACAGTGCTTCACGTGCATCACCCGCTTCAAGATCATTGATGATCATCTGAATGAAATTCGCAAGACCTTCTTGCATGTTCTTTGGCATCTCAATGTTAAGTGCGTAGCTCATTTCATCTCTCTCTCTATCGATTTCTTTTTACAAATTAAACATACTATTGTTCTGATAATAACACAAGCACTTTTTTTCGTTATAAATACAAGATAGAGGTAAGGAATATATGGCACAAACAAACGAAATCATATATCGAGATATCGATAACAAATTCACCAAGCATCCGGTGACCAAGAAGCTTCAGGCATTGACCAACAATGATTCTGTGAAGAGAGCTGTGCGTAACATCGTCTTGACAGACAAAATGGAGCGTCCATACCATCCTGAGCTTGGTTCTAATATTAGAAAACGCTTATTTGAGAATATGGATGAGATCACTGAGTTTGCTATCAAAAAGGACATCGAAGAGTGTCTTTCCAACTATGAACCTAGAGCTGAGCTGATAGACGTGATCGTAAACGCCTCTCCTGATGATAATGGTATCAACATGAACATAGTTTTTAGGGTCACAAATCAGGCCGATCCTGTACAGATTAACCTTATATTAGACCGGGTAAGATAAAAATGGCAAATAACGCAATTATAGTTTCAGATATTGGTTTTGATGGGTTGAGAGACAGTCTGAAGGGATTCCTTTCTTCTCAGTCTGAATTCACGGATTACGATTTTGACTCTTCAACCATGTCGGTTCTCATTGATCTTCTTGCATACAACACGTACCACAACTCATTTTATCTGAATATGGGTCTTAGTGAATCGTTTCTTGATTCAGCTCAGCTTAGAAATAATGTTGTGTCAAGAGCTAAAATGCTTAACTACACTCCAAGGTCTGCCCGTGGTGCTTCAGCAACACTAAATGTAGTAGTCACACCAGATGATACACCATCATCAGTGGTTATCCCAGCAAATACTGCATGGACATCTACAATTGATTCAGTTAACTACACATTCGTTACAACGGAAGCTCATGCGCTTTCAAAACTATCAAATGGTACATGGTCATCAAACACAGTCACGATCACAGAAGGTGACACGTACACACATCGATTTACAGTATCTACCACAAATCCTGTACGCTATGTCATCCCTAACCAAAAGGTGGACACGTCTTCAATCTCTGTACTGGTTCAAGATTCCACATCGAACACGGCACTATCTACATACACAGAAGCTTCGAACCTGTCAACGGTAACTGGAAGTTCTAAGGTATTTTTCTTACAAGAAAATGAGGATAGTGAATATGAACTGCTCTTTGGTGATAATGTCATTGGTAGGCGGCTGTCAGATGGAAATATCGTCATCACCAAATACAGACAGTGCAACGGATCACTTACAAATGGTGCCAACACATTCAGTTCACCCGGAACGATTGCTGGATATTCCACATTTTCTGTTACCACAGCAACTCCTGCTAATGGTGGTGATGAGCAAGAAAGTGTCTCATCGATCAGACAGAATGCACCACAATCATTCTCAGCACAGAACAGAGCCATTACCGAAAACGATTATGCGGTTCTTGTCAAAAACAACTTTGGTGATATCCAATCTGTTAGTGTTTGGGGTGGGCAGGAAAATAATCCACCAGTTTATGGCAAAGTCTATGTATCTGTGAAACCCACATCAGGAACCCTGATTTCAACAGATCGAAAAAATGCTATTCAGGACTTCCTCAATGCTAGATCGTCTCTGGCAATCGATGCAGTTATTCAGGATGCAGTTTACCTTTATGTGATACCATCAATCAGCGTTTGGTACGATCCAAATCTAACAAACACACCTGCTGGAACACTTGCAACCAAAATTGCTTCACAATTGATCGAGTTTGAGAGAAGTAGATTGGGAGAGTTTGGTAATGATTTCTATCATTCTCAACTGGTGACAAGCATTTCGAGTTTGGACAATGCGTTTATCAGTACACAAGTCGGTGTCGGGATGGAAAAACGGTTCCTTCCATCAACGAATACAAGCACGACATACACCATAAAATACTTCAATGGTATTTCTGAACCATCCAGCTCTGGTCATATCACACATGATGGACCACATGCTGTTAGTAGCAGCAAGTTTAGCTATGAAGGTACGTCTTTAGCTCAATTTGATGATGATGGTGAGGGTGTTTTGAGGGTTTATCGAAGTCTAGAAAACTCATTCACGTATCTCAATCGTTCAATTGGGACAATCGACTATGAGAATGGTATTATCACAATCAACAGTTTCAATGCTGAAAGCTATGCTGGTGATTATCTATCGGTAACAGCAACACCATCATCGAAGGATATTGTTGGTCTCAGGGACCAAATTCTTCTTATTGGTGGGTCTGAAATCAAAGTATACAACAACAACACTAAGGCTCTTGAATCTAGAATTTCTTCTGTTGGTACCTCTGGTCTTTCGACTGTTACCAATGAATCCGGTATCAACAGTATTGTGATCTAATGTCTCAGAACGAAAGTTGGATTTCATCACAAATTGCAGACCTTTTCCCTGCTCAGTATCGAGAGGATGGAGAAACTTTAGTACAGTTCTTTAAGAGCTATTATGAGTGGATGGAGCTTGTAAAAGTTGAAGTTGCTGAGAACACAGGTGGGTTCGAGAAAAATGAGGTGCTTACAGCAAACACGTCTGGAGCTTCTTTACGGTTCGTATCGTTTGCTAACACAAACTCATCGAATACTACCGGAACAGTGTACGCTTCCTTGCTATCTTCTCAGATCAGTCTCAAAGAGGGTGAACTTCTTACAGGTGCGTCTAATCAGGGAACTGCAATCACTGGCAAGATTTCATTCAACCCATTAGCTGGTTCTACCAACTTCACCAACATAACAGATGTTGACGATACATTTGATAGGTTCATTCAATACTTCAAGAAAGAAGTAATGGCTCAATTTCCTACCAGTATTCAGAGTGATAAGAGGCTACTTACCAAGAGAATTAAAGACCTTTACTATGCAAAAGGCACACAAGAAGCACATAAACTGCTTTTCAGAATTCTATACAATGAAGAGATTCAAGTATACTACCCCGGAGACTTCATCCTCAGAGCTAGTGATGGTCGCTGGGTTCAGGACACATCTGTGCGTGTTGGCGATCCTTCAACTGGTGATATTCAAAGTCTTGTAGGTCGTATCATAACTGGTGTGGACTCTGGTGCAACTGCTAGAGTTGATCGTATCACCAACACATATCAGTCTGGTATTTTTGTCAGAGAACTATTCATCTCCAATGAGACTGGAACGTTTTCCGATAATGAGACAATCAGAAACTCTGATAGCAGTGTTATTGCTACAATCATCGGTAACATCGGCCCAGCCTTTGGAGCTGTAGTTCAAAATGGTGGTGTTTTCCATCAACGTGGGGACACGGTTACTATCACTGGTGATTCTGGTGGTGTTGGGGCAACAGCTTCGGTATCAAAAACATCTGGGACAAGTGCTGTTGGCTGGACAATCAATAGTGGTGGTACTGGATATAGACTGAGCAGCAACGTTGCTGTATTTGGTGGCACTGGCCTAAACGCTATGTTCCAAATCACAGAGATTTCTAATACGGAAATCATTCAGCTTGATACCGACACCATTTTATCGATGCAAAATGTGCACATCAATGAAAATTCGAACACAGCCTTTGCGTCTCTTTCTGCAAACTCATCAGCACTAAGCGCCAACCTAGCCACTGCTAACGTAAATTCCACCATTGGTAGTTCTTTGAGACTCGCCAATACAACGGTAGGTGCTATTAGTGGTATTTCTGTGCTCAATTATGGGTATGGGTACGATGGGGGTCTACCAACATCGAATGTGGCAGATAACCCAGTATACAACACAAGGATTCCCAATGGTTCTGGTGGGTTTAAGGGCTTTGATGCTTCCATCCTTGCACTTTACGCTCCCGGAGCTATTGCAGAAGTATCTTCGATAACACGTGGTTCTGGATATATCAGAAATGATAACGTGGTTCTAGTTAACACTTCTAGATCAGGTACAGAAAATGCTTCTGGTTCTCCTATCGTTCAGGGTGTGAATGAGTATCCGGGAAGATACAATGACACGAAGGGGTGGTTGTCATGGGATAATGTTCTTCAGGATAACAAATATTATCAAGAGTATTCATACGTAATTCGTTCTGGTCAATATCTAGACAAATACAAGAAGCTTGTAGAGGATATTGCTCATCCTGCTGGCACAAGAATGTTTGCGGATGTCGGTATAGATATCACAATAACAGAGCTTCAGATTGGTACATATACAGGTGGTAGTGTTCAGAGAAAGATTGCATTTGACTTCATCAATATCGACACGACGCTTCCTGTTGGTAACACCATATTTGAATCCACATGGAGGGAAGGTCGCGGACATCTAAAAATTGAAGCAAACACCAACTTCATTAGCGCAATCGCATCAAACACTGCTGGCGATCTTGCCCATGTCAGACTTGATGAATTCGGCACACGTAGACTGGTGTTCGGATATAACGGAACCAAATTCCTTGAAGACGTGTATCCATTCGCAAATACGGTTACCTATAACCTTCTATATATTGCTGATCCGGGAACTCCATCGGTAAACGCATATTTTGCTAATGCCATGTCTGTTAGGGTTGTGTCAAGTAACAATGTACTAACACTCGCGACATCAAATAATTATTATGGAACGAACACAGCCAACACACTTTATTGGCTAAATAATGGAACATATAGAGTAAAGTACGTTCCTTAATTTCATTAATTCTCAAAGATTACACTAAATCTATTATAAATAGATTTGACAAAACAAAAGGTTAAAAATGGCTGGTCTCGTTACACATCGGTTTAGATTTCACAACGCTGAACAATTCTATGAAGCTTTCAGTGAGGCAGCAGCAACACGCCTATACATCTTTATTGGTAGACAGGTTCCTTGGACGGATGATACCAATCCACCAACACCAGTAGACACAACAAGAGACACGTACTATCGTGTTTGGCGTGAAATGCTTGGTGCTAAAAAGGTGACGACTAACGATATCACGTATGCGGGTAAAAGGCGTGATTGGGCAACTGGTACTGTATACACCAAATATACAGACAACAACCCTAATCTCTTTTCTAATACATTCTTTGTATTGACTAACCAATACAATGTATATAAATGCATGAACAATAATCGTGGTGTATCTTCTACAGTCCAACCTACAGGAACAAGCACATCTATTATTGAAACTTCAGATGGGTACAAATGGAAATATATGTATACCATTGGTGCAGGAGAGGCTCTCCAATTCATCACTACTGAATTTATTCCAGCAAAAACCTTGTCTGCGAATGATGGTTCAGGTCAGTGGGACGTTCAGCAAGCGGCTGTTAACGGAGCAATTGAGATTGTTGAAGTCACTGCAAATGGTTCTGGTTATCTAACATCGAATGGTAACTTTGCCAGTGTGGCAAACAGTACCGTTATGGTTCTTGGTTCTGCTGCTAACACATCTGATGCATCATATGTGAATTCAACTATCTACCTAAGATCAGGTCTTGGTTCTGGACAAATTCGTAGGGTAACAAATTACGTTGGTACTACAAAGACCCTTACAGTTAATGGGGCATTCACAACGACACCAAACACCTCTTCAGAATATTATATCGGCCCAAATGTGCTCATTTATGGAGATGGTTTAGGCGCACTAGCTTATGCAAACGTAGCTTCTGGGCAAATTACCAAAGTCGAAATGATCAGCGTTGGGCAAAACTATTCAAATGCCGAGATCGAATTCTCTGCGAATGCTGGTTCTGGTGCTATCGCAAAGTCACATCTCCCACCTTTCGGTGGTCATGGTTCTGATCCAGTGCGTGAGCTTGGGGCACATAATGTAATCATTAACGTTCGACTAGACGGTACTGAAGCAAACACACTCCCAGCTAACAACGATTTCCGTTCGATTGGTGTTTTGAAAGACCCTGTTTTATCTTCTACAGGTGCCGTAGCAAATGGAGTTAATTACAGACAGACAACAGAACTCACACTGAATGTTGTTAGTGGTAGTTTCTCTTTCGATGAATCTGTTGTTGGTGGTACTTCAACTGCCGTAGCAAACGCTGTGAACTTCTCTAATACAAACAGTTCAGGTACTACTGGAGTGTTGAGGATTAATTCAATTTCCCCAAGAGCATATTTTTCTGTTGGTGAAACTGTGACGGGTGGTACTTCTGGTGCAACAGCTAATGTTATGTCGATTTCTGGCCCTGAGTTGAGACAATTTAGTGGTGATATTTTGTTCATCGAAAACAAAGCTCCTATCGCAAGAACTGCTTCTCAAGCAGAAGACCTTAAACTGGTGGTTAAATTCTAATGGCAGCAATTGGCAATAATCAGTCTCTCACAACAAACTTCAATGTTGATCCATACTATGACGATTTTGATGAGACAAAGAACTATTACCGCACTCTATTCCGCCCCGGTCTAGCAGTACAGGCGCGTGAACTAACACAAATTCAGTCAACAATACAGAACCAGATTGACCGATTTGGTTCACATATATTCAAAGAAGGAAGCATTGTAAGCGGTTGTGAAATCAATTATGACAAGCTTCGCTTCTTTGTTCGTGTCATGGATCAGTATGGTTCTAATACAACAACAACATCCAATTTTGTTGGTACAAGAGTAACTGGCAACACAAGTGGTATTCAGGGAGTTGTTGTTGATAGCACTGATGGTTCGATTGCAGGTTTCCCCGCAACCAAAACTCTTATTGTAAAGTATTTAACAGGCAATAGCACTGGTTCTTCAGCACAGTTCAAACCCGGCGAGATTCTAAACGCCAACAATGGTCTTCATGCCAACACATACACCCTAGCCAATTCTGTTGGCACTGGTGCATCCTTCAGTGTTGGTGAGGGTGTTATTTTTGCCAAAGATCATTTCATTCGAGTTGACAAACAGACGCTTACACTAAACGCATATACATCTAATACATCTTGGCGTGTTGGGTTCGTGATTAATGAAAGCATCGTCGGTTCAGACACAGATTCGACACTACTTGACCCAGCTCAAGGAAGCTACAACTTCAATGCTCCCGGAGCAAATAGGCTTAAGCTGAATGCTGTTCTATCCAAGGTACCAGTATCGGCTGTATCTCAGAACAACTTTGTTCAGCTTGCAGAAATCAAGAATGGTACAGTACAACAGCTCGCCGATCTCCCACAGTATTCTCAAATTCGTGATTATGTTGCACGTAGAACGCATGATGAAAGTGGCGATTATATCGTTAAGGGTTACGGAATTCGCCTTCGTGAACACCTTGATGATGGTACAAACTTCGGTGTGTTCACATCTGGTAATGGTGGGGATTCTAACAAATCGGTTGCTGCTGTAGAACCCGGATCAGCATATGTTCAGGGTTATGATGTCAAGAAGCTGGTGACCACAAATTTGACAGTGGACAAGGGAACTGATTTCGAATCAACGGAAACTACAGTACCTACAAACTACGGCAATTATGTCACAGTAAAACAGGTTGTTGGTAACTGGGACATTATGAGCCACGAACGTGTCTCTCTACGTAATAATAATACAAATGCAGTATCTAACGCGCAATATAGCACAAGTAGTGGTGCTGGAGCAGAAATCGGTACCGCACGTGTAAGAGCACTCACATATTCTTCTGGAACTCCCGGAACACCAGATGCAGAATACAAGATGTACTTGTATGACATCAAGATGACTGCTAACACATTCTCTAATGTTCGTGGCGTTTACTTAAACAATACAAGTATTGCAGACGCACATGCTGATATTATTCTAACAAGTAGTAACGCTGTTCTTTCGGAGACATCGTTCAATACTTCAGTATTCAGTATCCCAACAAGTAGTATCAAAACTATCAGAAACACGAATGGTGCTGTTGATACAGACTTCAGATTCCTAAAACGATATGACGTTACCATTGCAACAGACGGAACATTTACCGTGGCAACTGGTGCGGCTGATGAGCAGTATCCATATTCAGTGGGTGCGCTGAACTCAACTCAGAAACGTGCTGGTTTTTATGTGACTCTAAACGGGACTGCTAACACAGCAGCTCTAACGGGAACAGTGACTGCATCATCTGGATCAAACACTGTATCTGGTTCTGGAACTGCATTTAATACAGAAGTCAATGCCGGTGATATCATCAACATTGGTAACACTGGTTCCTACATTGTATCATCCGTTGGTGGCGCAACATCACTGAATCTTCTTAACAACGCATCTTCTTCTGTAACTGGAGCAGCATTCCACAAAGAATTCAAGACTGGTCAGGTCATTGATATGTCTGGTGTCGGTGGAGATGCTGCATCGAGAACAGTTAGTCTTGCATCCACGACAAGTGCCAATTTCGATATTCAAGAAACTCTAAGCGCAACAGTGAGTGCTTCGGTTACTGCTGAGGTTTCCAAGGTGAATGGTCAGGAAATTTCAAAAGCTTTGAGATCAGGCCGATACGTTCAAATTCGTATTTCTGATAACTCAGGGGGAACATCTGGTCCTTGGAACCTTGGACTATCGGACATTCTCTCAGTGTCTGAGGTGCGTAGAAAGACTGGTAACACGGTATTCAGTACAGCATCTGAAGGCGCTGATGTCACAGCAAACTTCTCTCTAGACACAGGGCAAAGAGATAACTTCTACGATCATGGTAAGCTAAAGCTTAAGAGTAGCGCAACACTATCTCCTGCAAATGGTGACGTATATCTTGTTAAACTGAATTACTTCACTCATGACACATCACAGGGTATTGGTTATTTCAGTTTGGATTCGTACCCAATTGATGATAGCAATTCGGCTAACACCACTGCTATTACAACACAAGAGATACCAATTTTCACATCTCCTGTCACTGGTAGCAGCATCGACCTTCGCAACTCAATCGATATTAGACCACGTATTACTGATGTTGCGACAAACACAACAACGGTTGGATCAGCCTCAGTAAATCCAGCAACATCTACAACTATTGTTGCGGGTGCTACTGGACTACATTTCTCACCACCAAATAAAGACTTCGATTTCGAGTATGATTATTATCTAAGACGTATTGACTATGTTGCTCTTGATGCTTCAGGTTCCCTTCGTATCATTAAGGGTAAGCCGGGAACATACCCATATCCACCTGCACCACCAAGTGATGCTATGCTTTTGGGTCGTATCAATGTGGTCCCATATCCATCGCTATCGTTCGATGTAGCAAAGACATTCTCCCGTAGAGATTTGTCAAGTGTGGTTGTCCCAATTCGTCAAACCAGATTCACTATGCGTGACATTGGGGTTCTTAAGGATCGTCTTGACAGACTTGAGTATTACACATCCTTGTCAATGCTAGAATCAGATACAAGAAATCTGACAATTTCAGATACAAGTGGTAATGACCGTTTCAAGAATGGTATTCTTGTAGACAACTTCACAGGTCATAATATTGGTAACGTATATAACCCTGATTATTCTGTATCTATTGATCAAGAGACAGGCGAAGTTAGACCTTCATTCAAACTTGATAACGTTGACTTGGTTTATTACTCGGCTAATAGTGCTGGTGTTCAGAAAACTGGTGATCTTGTAACACTACCTTATACCAATGAACTTATGATTGAGCAGAAGTACGCCACAACTACTCGTTTGGTATCTGGTGTTTCTTATCAGCAATCTGGTTTCATGGAGCTTACTCCTGATACAGACACATGGACTGACACAGTGACCTCACCCGATCTTCTAGTGAACTTTAACAACACATCGGATAACTGGGAAACCCTTGCTAATGCATGGGGAACATCTTGGAACGATTGGCAGACTGTGTGGCAGGGTGTCGATGTACAAACATCCTCAAATATCAATAATAATTATTGGTTCGATACAATTTCAACTCGTAAGCCAGAAGGCGGTGGGTTCAATACGTATAACAAGGTTACACAGAATCAGACTGTGACAACCACAAACCAACAGGTTAGGGATGGTCTAAGAGCATCGGTTTCATATCCACCTGATACGAAGACAACTGATTTCGGTACACGTGTTGTGAATGTGAACATTGTTCCTTTCATGCGTTCTCGTGTCATCAATTTCTCTGCACGTGGTCTTAGAGCTAATACAAATGTTTATCCATTCTTTGATCGTGTAGCGGTATCTTCTTATGTGACCCCTGCAAACTCATCCTTCGCTAATACCGCTAATGAGGGCGCTACACTTAAGACTGATACGAACGGCAACGTTTACGGACATTTCCGTATCCCCAATGACACGTCTTTGAGGTTCCCAACAGGAACACGCATTTTCCGTATTTCGGATAGCAGCTCAAACTCCAACGATTTGGGTAATGTGACAACTTCAGCACAAGCAACATATACAGCTCAGGGCGTTAACCAAACACAGGTTAACACAATTGTTTCTACAAGAGAACCAAAACTATCCTTCGATACAGTAGAAGAAGAAAGAACAACAGTAGATAGTCAGTCTTCTTCTTCAACATCTTTGAGATATACCGGTAACCTTAATTATGAATAGGAAGATTAAATAGTATGGCTGGACCAATAGCACAAACATTTTTGGTAAACGACATTGCAGCAAACGCAACAAACACTCCCGGTGTTTTTGTGACTAAGGTTGATTTGTTTTTTGCACAAAAGGATGACACTGATCCAATTCAAGTTGAGATTAGAGAAGTCGATCCGACATCAAATCAGCTACTCAATACGGTAGTACCATTTTCACAGACTGTTGTGGAATCAGCAGATGTTAGCATATCAGCCGATGGGGCGACCGAAACAACAGTGACATTCCCCTCTCCCGTATATCTTCTTAACGGTTCCACATATGCGCTTGTTGTTAAAGCTCTTCGTGGAAGTCCGAACTATGAATTGTGGGTTGCTCAGCTTGGTGCTGAGGATAGAGTTTCTGGAAACCGTGTGGCAACACAAGCATATACAGGTGTGCTCTTTGCTTCATCTACGGATAAGTCTTGGTACGCAATTGAAAATGAAGATTTGAAATTCAGAATGTATGTTGCCAGTTTCACTACTGGATCGTCGGGTACTATCATTCTTAAAAATGAAGATAGAGAGTATTTTGACATTGCTAATGTGAGTGCAGACTTTACGACAACTGGTGAATATGTTCACGGCCCATTGTCTGTTGTTCTCACATCAAGCCCTACAGTCAATGCTGCTGGTTATGTGGTCGGTAGTGCTTCTGGAGCTAATGGCAATGTGACATCTGTATCATCAAATACGGTAGTGCTCAACAATTCATACCCTCTTCAGGTGTCAACAGGCAAATTTACTGCTGGTGAGACATTAACATTCTTCCATGCCAATGGTTTGACAACTGGTGTGAGTGGTGTTGTTCATAGCCAATCTGCCCCAAATGGTAGACTATCTTTTTATGATAATTCGACTGCATCAAACACATTTATGCATCTTGCCAACACCTCTGGGTCTTTCACTGCAAACACACAAGTTCAGGGGCAGATTAACGGGTACACAGCTCGTATTCTAACACTCCGAAACCTTGATATGGATACATTCAACATCCACACAGGACGTTTGGAGCTTGCAAACACAGTAACATCTGTCTCTGGTAAATTTGCAACATCTACTTCAGCTCGTGATGCTACGTTTGTATCTGTTGAAGATAATAACAACACAGAATTCACTGCACAGCGTTTTCTTCTTGGTAATTCTAATGAAGTTAGTGGTTTAAGTGGTGAAAGCTCTGTTGAGATTAAGTACACAATTTCTTCTACAAGTAAAAGGCATTCCCCTGCAATTGATGTTCGTAAGTCAAGCATTATCGCAGTAGACAACCTGATCAACAACGACACGACAGGTGAAGACGGTACCAGTGGCGGTAATGCTCTTGCTAGATATATCACACGTACAGTGACACTTGCAGACGGACAAGATGCAGAAGACCTTAAGATTTATCTGACTGCATACAAGCCAGCAGATGCTGGAATTTCTGTATACTATAAGATTCTAAATGCTGATGATAGCGATGCAATTGACGATGTTTCTTGGGTGGAAATGACACAACAAACAAACGCATCATTCGTATCTGATACTGAGGATCGTGGGACATTCCTTGAATATGAATATCAAATGCCTACAGCAAAGCTAACTGGAAGCTCTGGTGAAGTTCAGTACACCAACAGTGAGAATGTCACCTTTACTGGATACAAATATTTCGCATTGAAGATCGTCCTGACAACAAGTTTCACTTCAAATCCACCAAGGGTGCGTGATCTAAGAGTGATTGCACTTCAGATTTAATGGATACTATACCAGTAAAGGACGAACCTGCACTTGTTAGAGAAAAGAACAGTCAAGCTATTCTAAATACTGATAATAGTGCACTAAAAGCGTATAGAAAACGACGCGATAAGGTAAAACAACTTGAAACTGATATAAATATTATGAAAGAAGAATTATCAGAAATTAAACAATTACTTAAAGCATTGGTACAATAATGGCCGCATTATTCGCAAACGTAGAGACTACAGATACCATTAACACGTGGAAGAATCGTGATAATGCCGTGGCGCATCGTGTTAGTCTTTGGGCTAACACTGTTGGGGCAAACGCATCATTCAACACGCTGACCGTAAATGGCGATAGCACACACGGTGGTGATGTGTTATCGGACAGTGACAGCACAAATAGCCTTGGTGCAACTGGTGCTCGCTGGGATAATACGTGGACGGACAATATCAATGGCGTAACATCTCCTACGGCACAATACACTACCGCTTCGGAATCAAAGTTATCCGGCATAGAAACCGCTGCAGATGTGACCGATGCAACAAATGTGTTAGCTGCGTTGGATGGTGCAGAAGTCGTTGCAGCAGGTTTCACTGGGACACTGGATGGCATTCTAGGTGGAGGCACACC